CTTCTAAAAGAGTATTCATAGCATGAGCATCGTCTAATACAGATTCGCTTACTTCTTCATTAGCTAGTTGTAACGCAGCTGCTACTTCTTTATCTTTAGATAGACCTTTCATCATCTTTTCGATTTTCTTAACAGCACCAGTCATATTACCACCCATCTTAAGAGCAGTTTCTACAGCTTTCTTAACTAGTTTTTTATCAACAGCTTCGTCAAGATCTTCATCGTCGTCACAAGAAGCTTCTTTAACTACAGAACCATCTTCTTTTTCGCCAGACTTCTTAACTTTATGCTTAGCAACAAAATCTTTTTCGCCTTTAGCTTTAGGCTCATCAGCTTCATCAACTTCTGGCTTGTCATGGGTATAACCTTTTTTAGAAAGAGCTTTATGTTCAGCTTCGTCTTTAGCTACTTCTTTTTCGCCAGTCTTTGGATCAAACATATCATGTGGATATTTAACTTCTTCTTTTACTTTACCTTCTACTACATCGCTAACAGCTTGAGCTACGCTTGCGATGATATCGTCTTCATATTTTTTCATCAGTATTCTCCTATTTTATGAAAAGCATGCCCGTAATAGCTGTAGCGGCTGCCGCAGCGATAATCCAGAACAATCTATTAATTACACTTACTGTTGCCGCATTTTCACGTACGACCTGATCTAACTTATCAACTCTATTTATAAGACCTAATATTTGTACACCTTGTTGCTTATTAATTTCAACAAGAGTTATAATCTTTTCTTCAGCTCGAGCTAAGGCAATAATAGCCTCGGCCATTTGATCGATCTTTGTTTCTATACGATCAAGTCTTAATTGAGCTTCGGCTCTCTGCTGGGTAGCAGTAACATTAGGCATATTTGTAAACCCTACATTTAAGAGGTGTTACCCCTTTGATTAATCTATGATATTCGGTACTTTTGATATCGAACACCATTCCTTTTTTTAATAGCCAAGGTAAGCATTTCTGTATCTGAAATTGCCAGCCTTCGCCTTCTAAAATTTCTATTTCTCTGTCTTCAAAGTCTCTATGCCAAACGAATTCAGCATCTTCGCATGTTGGGTCAAAGGTTCTTACCTCGCCATCTTCCCAATACGGTTTACCAAAAGTAATTTCCACCACCTTTAAGCCCCAAGTCTGCAGCATACTTTGGGAGACGACACGCCCAATAGCCTGCTTTCATTTTATCGGTCTTTGTATCACATTTATGACGTGCCGCAAAGCTTTTTGCTGCATCTTTATCGCCAATCTTTGATGTAAGACCACCTTTCTCGTCGCCAAATTCGATTTTCTTTACGTTACCAGTCTTAGGATTTTTAACGTAAACTACATATTTCTTTTTGCCACTAGATCTTTTAGGCTTATTTAGCTCAGGATCTCCAGCTTCATCGATTTCGATCATAGGTTGTTCCAAAGGGACTTGAACGCCTTCGTATAAACCAAACCTTTCTTCGATATGTTCTAAAAAATTATGCATTATGTTCCCTTAATAGTTCTTACTATCTTACTTATAATCATTTTAATAGCAACTTGATATGCCCAACCATACCCATAAAACACATGGAACGTATGATTCTTTTCTATCTTGTTTTTGGCACCAAACTTTCTAGTCCAGTTATCTACGTATTCGCCTTTGTATCTTAACACTGCATGCGATACTTTCCACTTACTTGGACCTACTAAACAAATACCTGCTTGATGGGTAAGTAACATCCACCACATTTTAAGATGACTTTCGCCACATAGTCTATATAGAATTGATAGAGAATAGTCTTCGCAATCACCAACAAATTTACCATCAGCATCAGCTGAGTATATAATCTTCCACGAATCAGCAGCACCAAATTGATCTTTATCAAGCTTGTACTTCCACTTTGATGTGAATGTTGATACTATTTTATCTCTGGCTTTTAATTCATCTCTGTTATTCATTTTTTCTGTCCTTTTATCCATCTAGCAGCAATCGCGTTTTCAGGAGCTTTGGCAGCCCAAGTTTTTATTCTTTTAAACGCCCCAATTGTTTGACCTTCAATATCAGAACCTTTAGAGTTATCAACAATGATTAATCTATTTCTAAATAACCCTTGGAATTTACCAATATTCTTTTGAACATCTTTCCACATTTTAGTAACTAAGCTATCTTCTAAAGATCGATCTCTCGTTTTGTTTCTTTCTAAAGCTGTATCTAAATCAGTATTGACAAATATCATATGTACAGCATAACCTATCTCTCTTAACATATCGACTTGCTTTTTAATCTTAACATAATCCTTACCAGTACCATCAATAACAATACCCAATCTACCTTCAAGAGCAAAGTTCATTTTCTTACCAGTAATTGCTTTTGCTTTAGCACGAGCAGATTGACCTTGAGCTGACGCAATATCCTCTGGAGAAGCTGTAAGTCCTGCTTTCTTTAATCCCTTTTCAAAAGCATCGTCTGAATTAATTAATCTAAATCCAAGTGCTTGAAGAGCGGTTTTACCTACAACAAATGATTTACCAGAACCTGGACCACCTGCTAAGAATATAGCTTTAAAAATAGAAGGATCGTTGACGCCTTCCATTAGTTCAAAATGTTCTTTAAAATTATCCATTACTTGAGATCATGCCTATAGGTTTTACCTTTACTCTGCTTATCTTTAGTTATTCTATACTTACCAATACGAGCAAAGTTATTAACAGTTTCTAAGTTACCACTTCTTAACATCTTCTGTAGTTCAGGTTTTACTTTATCCCAAATTGAATCAAGGATGTCAGCGTCTTTCATTACAAGAGGAGCTTCATCTAGGGTATCTTCTTTAGCGTATTTAGCTTTAAGCTTATCATGTTCAGCTTTACGATCCTTTGCCTTTTTATCTAAGTCAAGACCTTTGCTTTTAAGACGACTGGTTAATCGTGAAGATGCTGATTTTCCTTCATTTAAGAATTCGTTAAACTCTTTCATTATTTTCCCCTGACCTTTGAAGCAAGATCTTTATCAGCTTTACCCCACGTTCCAGATGATTTAGTTGTAAATGAGTTAACTCGAGCTAATCCCCACTGAGTTGGATTTGTTCCTGGTCTATGACTTGTCTTCCAAGCAGCATAGCCACGATCAAATACTTTCTTTAGGATACTATAAGGCATTCCAGATTTATCAGCCTTTTTCATAAGAGCTGATTTAGCGTCAGCTTCTTCTAATGATTGTGAAAAGCTTTTCATTTCACCAAACTTCTTTTTAAAATTCTTTGTGTGTTGACTTTCAGGAGCATTAGGTTTTGGCTTGTCGTGCTTAGCTTTTTCTTCTGAATCCATATCGGTATATTTCTTTTCGTCTAATAATTCAACGTCGTCTAACCAAACTCTCTTCTTCCATTCGCCGAATTCGACTACTAAGAAGTTAGTACCACATCTATTAATAACACCGATTTGATTTGTTTCTTTTAGAACAACTTCATCGCCTTCTTTATAAAGGTTACCTGTTACAAACTGTTCTCTTTTTTCTGATACTGTTTCTAATTCAACGTGTTTGCGATGCATATGAGTTTCTTTTAGACCCATACCCTTTCTAATTGCATTGAATAATGCCTTTGAATCTTTATAACCTTTTGGCATTCCCTTTGAGAAGTTTTCTAAATCGTTATCTATAGCAAATGATCTTAACTTAGATGCTGACATACCTTCAACACCTTCAGCATCTGGATCTCTTTCTCCAGCTGAAACGACTTTAATACCCTTTTCGAAGTTATAGAAACCATGTCTAGAATCGACACCGTTATATTTATTAAGAAGAGTATCAAACTCTTGTACTCTATCTGAACCAGCAACCATAGTTACTGAGGTATAACCCTGGTCATATAATTTAGTAGCAATGTCCATAACATGTCTAACATCACCATCAGCCATTATGCTACGAGCATGTTTTGGAAACATTTTACGTAAGAACTTTACTTTCTCTTTAAATGACAAAGGATTCTTTTTAGGATCTTGCGACTTTGAGCCATATATACGATATGGATTACTACCTGCAGTCGCTTTTAGCTTGTCAAAGAGTTTCTCATGACCTGAAGTTGGTGGATTAAATCTACCAAAGACGAAATAGACTTCGCCTTTAGCTTCAGTTAAATAGTCGCTAAAGCTTTTAATTTCCATATTATTTGTCTTTACCTTTGCTCTTCAATTTAGCTCTATCAGCCTTTTTAATGCCTGGTAGTAACTTTTTAGCGATCTTCGCGATTGCACCCTTTTTACTAGCTAAACGCTTTTCAATACCAGCTCGACCAGCGAATGATAGATCACCTTTCTTTTTATTCTTAAGTATTTTTTGAATCATGATGTCACGAGCTTTCTTAGTTGCGCGACCTTTGAGTTTTTCTGGAGATGCTAGTTTACGTGCAGCTTTCTTTTTACCTAATGCAATCTTAGATTTATTCTTCCTGAAACTAGCTTTCATTTTCATACGATGCTGAAGAGTCATAGCTTCTGTAGTATCTACAGAGTCATCACTGACTTCTTCATTATGTTCTTTAAAAGTTTTCATGGTTATCCTCGGTTCCATTTAGTTAGGACTATCCCAACCTTTAATAATATCCTTGCTGAAGTTATTAGTAGAGAATTCTAATCTATCAACAAGTTTAACTGCGCCACCTTCCATACGATCTATAGCAACAAAACCCTCAGGGTTGGTTACCTTAAATCCGGATTTAGTCTTCACAAAAGTACCAATTTTATTTAGACCATTTAGTTTATTTATAATAATTAATTTGCTATCTACTACTAAATTTTGTAAATCAAACACATTTTGTAAGTTTTTTAAGTTTGTTTTATCAAAGAATTTAAGTAATGCATCGCGTTTATTAATTTGAGTATCTTTACCCTTTTGACTACTTCTCTTATCTATTTCTTTTTGATATCGTTCTTGGACAAACGTAATAAGACCCATTGCGTGAGTCTTAGTATTAGTGATTCTTTGACCTTCTCTAACCTTCCTATTGTTATATACATTAATAACCATGTTTAGTTCTTTATTTGATTCTAACTCTTTTAGTGTAGAACCTGATATTTTTCTAAATAACTTACCAGCTTCTGAAAGCTTGTTATTAAGAGCTTCAGTCTCTGATTTAGTAAGTGTTGCAGTACCAGACAAATCAGGTAATGTAGCATCGACCATCCAAACGTTTTTAGATGGCTTTAACTTTGAAACAATTGGTCTGCCAAACTCAGCATTCATAGTCTCAAAAGTCGCTCCACTATAGATTGTATGCCAAACAATTCCAATCTTAGCTGATCCAATTTCTTTAGCAAGAGGTGTATCATTAGGTACTGCGTAAGCAATAGTATTAGGATGAAAGACAATATGAACAACTCCATCTATTTTCTCCTTTTTAAGATCTGATTGATCAAACATAAAGTCACCCTGGATTACACCCTTTACTCCAAGAGGCTTAATGTAATCAAAGGCCATTTTCAATTTTTTATTTAGATCACCACTAGTATCAGCATCAATATCTTCGTGAGACTTATAGATCTTTGGATTAGCATTAAAGATGCCTTTCTTAGCAACAAAAAACTTACCATCAGATGGATCTTCTCCAGCAAATACAGCAGGTGCTCCATCCCATTTGACAGTAACATCTACTGCAGATTTTGCATTACCAGAAAGCATATCTCTTAATGATCTTAATGCAAGTATAGCCTGTCTTGCGCCTTTTACACCACCATCAAGAATCAAATCTTCAATATGAGTCATATGCGTGTTCTTTCCAGCTGCTTCAGCTAGTTGGTTCTTAAAGCCTTTCATTATTCATATACCTTTACGTATGCGCTTGAATCTTCTGATTTAGATCCAGCATAGTTTATAATTTTAGTTAGCCATCTATTAGCTTTTGTTCCAGTATTAACATCAACTATATAAACTACATATAGACATCCTAGTTTTGATCCTATCCAATAAACGTCTTTCTTAGATAACTCTTGTTCAAAGCTTTCAAATGATTCGTTTTTATAGAAGTGATTGTATAGTCTATAAAATTCTTTTATTGATGTCTTATCACCTTTAACTATCTTTTTAGCAATTTGAGTGATTTTCTTGTTGTCTGGTATTTTTCTTTTAAATACTAATTTTATAGCTTCTGCCATAATACCGTATCCAGCTCCACCACCTCTAGCAGTTTTAAGAGCAATCTCGCCTTTGATCGCTCCACCAGCAGAACCAGCTCTTAATTCAAACTTACCTTCGTCAAACATAATCAAAGCACCTTTGTTTGTCCAAAAGGTTCCACGCTTTTCGCCTTGAAGTAGTATCTTAAGTAGTTTATGATCATCGGTATCAGGTGGGAGTTTAATGTTATATTCTTTAGCTTTTGCTTTCTTTTTGACTAGCTTAAGGGATATACCAACCAATTGACGATCAACGAATGCTTGTAGTAATGACTTATTATAAGCAGCGATTGAACTTGTATCAAGAGATTTAAGATCAAATGATTTTTCCACTGCCCAGAAGTCACCTGGATTCCACTTATCATCTTTGACTGGTTTTTGATCTGAATTTTTATATGCTACGTTTTTATAAGCATAAACAGTATTCATTAACTTACTGTTTCTGTGGAATGTTTGAGACTTATTAATATAACCCTCTTTGACTAAGATCTTAGCAGACTCATATGATGAATGGAACCAACTGTCTTCTACACTTAGTATTTCTTCAAATGAGGCATCAACATAGACTCTTCCAAACGCAGCTTTAAGAACGTCTTCTTGCATAAAGAAGTCTTCGCTTTGCATACCATTATCAAGCATAGCCTGACATATAACACATTGATGACTTTCAGTAATCTTGGTGTTTAAAGTACCGCCACCAGCTCCGCCGCCACCACCGAATACTTTACTTTTACCAAGATCTGATGAACTAATGGTCTTACCATCTCCATGGAGACTAAAAGCTTGACCAAGCTTCTTAAATATTTCACATTGCTTTAAAGCATCTTCTATTTCAGTAACTTTAAAAAGTCCACCACTTGACAATTCAAGAGGCTTACCATCTCTAATAAGTCGTGCAAGAATGTCAATACGTTGTTCACCTGTATTACCATTGGGCTTTTTCATTTGAGCTGGAGAAAGCCTAACGCCTTCACGGATTTTTTCTAAAGTGGATAAGAAACTTTTCATAGTAGTATAACCTTTGTTATTAAATATACATTTATTATAACACACATATTAGTAGATGTACAATACTATTTATACTATTTTATTTCTTACTGTTTGGGATTATAGTGCTTATTTGGGATAACGTTATCGTTTTCGTCAAGAGTAATGATTTTAAGAAATTCAAGCGAATCAATCATTTTGGATCCACCATCTCTAAGGCCAATCATATATGAACTGTATCCTACGCCTATTACAACTGCCATTAGTATTGCATATTCCATTTAAGACTCCATATACTTTTCAACTGGTTTAAGTTCAATAAACTTTCTACGTGACTTTGAAAACTGCTTCATAGGTTTATTGAATTCGATGTATTCCTTTGTGCCTGATTTACGATACCCTACTAATTGACTTTGAGCGTTTAAGATATAGACATGATTAGGAATGTTATCGTCCCATTGAGTTATTTCTTTAAAGGCTCTTAACATTAACAAATCTCCTGAGATACTGTATGGATATAAACATCTAGCCTTTCAGCATGACGGATTGGAAGAGTTGAATCATAAGCTCTTGGTGAACGACCATCTGCAATTGCATGTACTGTACGAGCTCCACGTGGCATTACACTAACTCTATATCTAAATATTGGCTGTGGTTCTACATCAGACCAACCAGAATCATATCGATATTGTTGAGCCAGTTGAGTTTGTTTAGCCATTCTATTAATGGTCTTTACAGCGTTTCTAACAGTTTGAAGTTCAAGCATATCGTTTACTGAGTTAACATCAGCTGTAAATTGATAACTATCTGATCTATTCATTTTATACTCCATGGGTCATATGTTCATAAGAATCTTTACATTCATCAAGTCGATCACCGCACACGCAGGTTATAGATTCTTCAAGAGTTGGTGCTCCAACGATCCCTCGTACTTGTTCTTCAGTTAGAGTTTCAGCAACTAGGTTTTTGATGATTTCTTCTAAGTTCATAATATTCTCCTTAAATTCCTGTCCAACGAATTGACTCTGACTGGTAACTATCAAATATGTTACCTCTAGCAAAGTTAGTAGCCGGCTTGCTCCATCCAGCTGCCATTAGCATATCACCAACTTTAAATGGTTCGTTTGTTTTGTTATCTATTGCTTTAGGCGCTTTTTTAACAATGAAGCCAACGACTGAAGATCTAAGAGCTCCATCGTATTGACTTTCTTCTGTCTTAACAAGCTTGATAAAATTACGACCTTCTTCGAAGATGTAGTTAATTCCTTCCATTCTCTCATCGGCATAATCTTCTGGATTGTCTCCAGCGTATTCGCCTCTGAGATATGATTTTCTAAGGTCGTTTTGCATGATAGCTAAAAGATTGTTTGTTTCAGTAATTAAGTCTTTCATAATGTAGTTCCTTTCTTTATCATTTAATATAGGTATATTATATCATAAAGAAAGGAGTGTGTAAACGTTTATTTCACATTTAGTTAGATCATTTAGTTATAAGAGACCATCTAAAGGGAATATATTGTGTATAACCTCACCACATGCTTTAGCTATCTCCATGTGTTCTTTTTGAGTTCCATTACCAGCTCTTAGATCAATATAGTGAATCCATGATCGTAATGTCCCATTGACATACATGCGAGAGTTAGTCAATCCTTCAGGCAATACAGCTCGAGCTTGTTCTTTAGCAATGCCCTTATCAATAGCCCAGTCATAAACTTCACGACTTTTACGAATAAGAGACATTTGTTTCATTCTAAAGTCTTCATTGATTCTACGATGAACTTCATTTGTTTCGTCAATATCAACACTAGCTTGTCGATTCTTTGTATCTTGGAATCGAGCATCGCGAGTTACAAATGATAGATCTTTAGTAGGATCTGCATATCTTTGAGAGAACTCTTGGAATGAAAATGATCTATGACGAAGAATCTGTCGCGCAATATCCCTGGTAGTATCAATTTCCATACAAACAGATACCATTTCTAATGGACTCCAATGTTTGTGCTTAATCAAATACTCTACTAGCTTTTGGGACGTCGCTTCATTGTTTTGATTACTAGGATTAGATACCCTAGCGCAATAAGCAACCATCTGCAAAAGATCATTTGAAAATTCACTTTGTGCAGGTGGTTGACTATACGACATAAGTTTCACATTAAACATCTACTATTAATCCTTTTTTTCAAGCCAAAGTTGAACTTCACAAGCAATAAGTGTTACACTTACTACCAACTGTACTGGATCAAATAGAACAAAACCAGTAACAAGACCTACAAGGCCGATTGTAATACCAGTGCCGATAGCACCACGGGTTTTCATAAATTTACTTAACATATTGTTTCTCCTTATACTTTAAAGTTTGCGAATGAGTCTTTGTTGTTGTCGTTATTACCCCAAGTCGCAATTGGTTTATCAGGGATGGTCATATCAGACATAATGTCAGATTGAGCCGATTCTTCAACATCATATAACTTCATTCTAGCTCGATCAATACCAATTACGAACCTTTTGTATTTACTTACATCATTATAACGATTCTTTAACTGCTTAACCATAACTTGATTCAATTCATCTAATTCTTCTGTAGCAATCAAAGCAAACATTAAATCAGCTGTGGCTGGTAAACCAAAAGATTCAGAAGTATCTTCTAATCCAACATCAGTGTTACCAAAACCAGATCGTGTTGTTTGAGTTGCTGTCATAATAGGAACATCAAACTCAATAGCTAAACCACGTAGTTCTTCAGCAATAGCTTTAATGTATGTATAACTATTGATACTTCCACCCATTGCTTTCATACGAGAAGATGAACAAATATTGAGATAATCAATATAGATCATATCAGGAATAAACTTCTTCTTCATCTTCATTTCATTTAACAATGCTCTAAAGTGACCTGAATGAGCGCTACCTGTAGGATACTGTTTAATGATTAATTTACCAAGAGTGGCAGTAGCAATCTTTTGTATCTTCTGAGAAAACACATCTTTAGATAATGTTTCAAGCTGCTGTATTGGTAGATCCATAAGATTAGCATCAATACGTTCAGCAATCTTTTCTTCAGCCATTTCCATTGTAATGTATAATACGTTTTTACCTTGCTGCATAACAGCAGCTGCATTATGACACATGAACAATGATTTACCAACGCCAGTACCAGCAAGACAAACATTCAACGTTTTGTTTGGAATACCACCTTTAGTGATCTTATTAAAGTAATCAAGATCAAATGGTATCTTTTCAGTAACGCTGTTATAGAAATCAAAGCGGCTATCAGCATCATCGATATAATCATGACCAATAGCTTGATCAAATGATACGCCTAACGCGTTTGAAAGAATTTCAGGAATAGCGCCTTCGCTTCTTTCTGTATCTTTGCCATCAATGATTTGAATAGAATCCATAATCGCAAGATAAACCGCTCGATCTTTACACCACTTTTCTGTTTCAACAATAAGATATTCAGTATCTAAATCAGTCTTAGTGCCAATTTCTTTAATGAGATTAGCAGCCTCATTTAGCATTTGGTCTGGAGCAGATACTTTTTGTAACTCAATATCTAATACTCTACCAGTTGGTAGTTTATTGTGAACTGCGACAAAACCTACAATCAGATCGAATACTATCTTGTAACTACCGTCAAAGTATTCTTTCTGAATGTATGGTATTACCCTACGACAGTATTCTTCATTATTTAGTAGATGGCTCAGTACGTGTGTTGGGATCTCGTTCTGCAATTTCT